GAACTGGTCGTAGACATGTCTGATTCTTTGGCGCGCAGCTTCCACGCACGAAATGTTCAAGAACATTCTTTGTCTGGTCATGGCATGTGTGGGTCTATGAAGTTAATCAATTTTTCTGCCGTGGTGTCCCCGTCAACAGCCGGGTCAGAACGCAGCCACTTGATGAATTTGTACCATAGGGCCTGCTGGTCTGCATTATCAAAAACAATTGTGTACTGAACTGCTGCCTGTGGAGCTGAGCCAGGTACTGCAATAGTTGAGCCACGCGTAGCAATATCAGAATGGTCTAGATTCGAATTGGCAACGATTCTGTTTTCTCCAGAATCATCTTTTTGAACCATTCCCTTTATTGAGTCAACAGCATCGTCGTAAACTTTTTGCCCTGCTATTTGTTCTCTAGTCTGTGGAATCTCTTCTTCGGAGTTATCCATTCTTGCTTGCTCAATTATCATGTCGCTTTCCATTGATGCAAGTTCGAATTCGTCCCAGCCCAATCCATCAAGAAGGTCTGGGTAGTACTCGCTAATTTCTAGAAGCATGTCGGTTAAGAGCTCTGGTTCTGTATAACCAAGCTCCATTGTCCTGTTATCGGCAAGAGCAAAAGCAATTGCTTTCTTGTCGTCGGCGTCTAGGAAAATAACCGCAATCTGTTCCCATCCGAGATTGACTGCTGCTTCAAGTTGGTGATTACCTGCGATAACAGTTGCAGTTCCATCGTCGTTTTTCTTGGCGACAATTGGCTTAACCTGACCGAACTCTGAGTATGAAGCCATGATTGCTTCAACATTTCCTATTCGCGGATTCCCCTCAAGATAGTCAAGAGTGTCGATGTCGACAGCGAGCGATTTTAAAGAAGGATGTATTCCGTTCATACCTGTACTCTCACGTTTGCGTTAAGTGTCCGCATTGCATCTATTGATGTTCGCAAAGACAGTAGTGCTTCTCTTTTGGTCTTAACAAGAGCCTCTGCAATCTTATATTCGTAGTTGACGTCATCAAGCTTGTAGTCGGCCCAAGCCTCACGCTCTTTGATTGAGCCAGAGCGAGCAAGGTATTCCTTTGCCCAGTTCGACTTGTACCTTGCTTCTTTCTTGGCCGCTTCAACGGCGAGGACTTCAAAGGCTTCGGTTTCTTTTTCTAGTTCCCCAACGAGCCTGAGCATCTCTTGTTCAATTTCAACTTGACTAATAGGTGCGCTTCTCATGTACTGCCTTTCACTTGTAGTGGGCTCCAATCTACTTTGTCTAAGGCTGACATATTCGTTGCTGGCCAAGAAAACCTCGGTTTTTCTATAAAGGCAAGAGCCATCTCTTCGAGAATCCAAGCGTCACATTTGTCGTCTGCCCCAGGGTTCCCCCATACGATTCCGGTCTTGGCAGAAACAGCAGAAATTACTTCGTTCTTTGAAGCGTTGCCTTTTCCGGTGGCAAACTTAGCCCTACATGTTGGCGGTATTTCCACGAATGGAACGCCTAGTTCAAACAGGCAAAGCCGCACGACTCCACCAAGTTCCCCAATGGAAAATGCTTGCCCACTGCGAGATGCGAAGGAATAACCCTCAACAATGACAACATCAATATCATTTTCTAAAACTATTTTTTTAATTGTTTCAGAAATTGTCTTTAGCCTTTGGACGCCCTTTTCACTGGTTGAGATGACACCCGTATCACCGTTATGAGAATACCCAGTGGACGTTAAGGAGAGGTCAAGCCCAAGTAGATTGATATTCACGGACAGATACTAATCCATAAAAGCAAAAACCCGCCGAACACCTAGCCGGTTCAGCGGGTTTGTCGAGTGACACAGGTGGCGTACAGTCGAGTCTTCGATTTGCCGTAGCTTTCACTACTAGACCTTTTGACCACCTGCCCTTCTTCCACTCGGAGTAGATATTGGCTAGATGAAAAAAGAGTAACACTATTTATTAAAGCTAAATAGTAAAGCATTTATAATTAAAAATCTAGTAAATAATGCCGAACATGCAAAAGCCGAGTGAGTTTCCCCACCCGACTTTCGCACCTATAACGGTCCTAAGGAATTCCAGTTTATACTGAGTTTAAATACTGAAAGTGTCAAATAAAAAGACATAATAAATTCTTTTTGCTAACCCTAAATCAAAAGCAAGATGTGGATAGTTTCCAATTCTTGTGTGACATGGTCTGCAAACCGCAAGAACGTTATCTTCATCAAGTATCGAGCCGCCCTGTGAGCGACGAATTATTTCGTGAACGTCCGTACTGTTCTTTTGGGTAAAAGTTACTTTTTCATCATGCTGTGCAAAAACTTTGCAAGCCTGACAAAAAGGTCGTTCGCTAAGAATCTTTTCTACAAATGGACGCCGCAGTTCATAAAGCTCAGATTGCTTTTTGCTTCTTTTCTTTATTGAACCAGTTCGCTTTGGGGGAGCGCCTCTTTTTGGCGGTTTGCCTCTCTTGAGCGGCTTTCTAGGTTTCACCTTAGTTAGAGATTCTCAACGTCAATCTGGTCAAACTCCCACTTGCTTTCAAGGGTCGCCCAGAGAGCCCTATCGATTGATGTTTCTTCAAGGTCGTAGTCTCTCAACATTGCACGATGGGTGGCAATCGCTCTCTTGTAGAAATCAACTTGCTCCCATCCATCTGAAGATATTTCATCGCCAGTTTCAATCATTGCAGCAACTTCATCAAGTCGCTTGTCAACGTGGAACTTAAACCTACTGACCTTCTTTAGCTTTGAGTCGTATGCCGCTTTTGCTTCAATAGCAAGCCGTCTGCCATCTCTGCCAAGCGCCGTGTATCTAGCCTCATCCGCTTGTGCGTCGTACTCAATCTCGTCAATCTGTTCTTTTAGGTTCTCGGAAAGAAAAAGGAGCGCGTCTCTCCATCTGCTCCAGTTGTCCTTCTCCATCAATTGTTTTTTATGAAGCGGAGAAAGTTTGTTCTTTACTTCCTCTGCAACCATTCTTGCAAATGCGTCATCATTGAGCATCATCTTTATCTCCACGCCGGACATATGCGTTTGTAACTGCAAAAATTACACAGAAACGAAGTCTTTGCTTCAAACTCACCAGTCCTGCATTTTTCATCTATTTGCGACTTTGTCTCTTGAATCATCTCTTCAAGTTTTACTATTTCAGAATGAGTTACTTCTCGCGTGAGTTTCACTCCGTCCTTGAGGTACAAAAGTTCAACTTTGTCGACATCGCCAACGCCAAGGTTGATTAGAAGTTTTGCATAAATTAAAAGCTGAGAAAACTTTTCGTCTAGGTCATACTTTGGTGTCTTGCCTGTTTTGTAGTCGCTTACGGTCAGTGACATTTTGCCTTCTGTCTGGCTATATCTGTCTATGAATCCACGAAGCCTTACTCCGGCTATCTCTCCATTTAGTTCATATTCAAGGCCAGTTGGTTCAAGTTTCTGTGGGTCCTCTAGGTTCCAAAGATTCTCAACACAAAACCATGCAGCCCAACGAAATTTATTCAACGCCTCAGCATCGCTAAGAGAGACTATTTTGTAAGTGACCTTAAAGCCGTCAACAACTTTCATTGCTTCTTCTGCCCACTTCTCATCCCATATCTGTTTCGCTAATGGGCGACAGTTTGCAAGTGTCCGCAATTCAGCTGGGAGCTTATACATCTCTTCAAGAATGTCGTGGACAAAATTACCTAATACCGCCCAGTGGTTAGATGGGTCTGGGATTAGGTCAATTTTGTTGAACTTAAACTTCTGTGGGCACTGTTTAAATGTCCCAATGGAAGATGGTGACAAGTAGTCAGGAGCCTTTAGCTCACTTGTCATCTACAACCACATAGTCTCCGCCGAATGAAAGACGAGTTGCTTCTGCAATCAACTTGTCAAGAGCATCTTCGGTTACTGTTTCACGCTTTGGCTTTGGCTGTCCATTGCTGTACGTGCTCCAGTACTCATTTAGCTTTTCTCTATTTTCTGGAGAAAGCCCCTTTGCGACGCCCATGAAATTATCCCACTTTGTTGAAACTTCAGGTGTCACTCGTGCCTCTGCTTCCATCTCGCTGTCCATAACTTGCTCAATCTCAATTGCGTCTTCGCTTCGCGCAAGATAAAGCCCAACACCAAGTGTTTGGACTGCCTTCTTCAAAGCGTCGGAAACTGCACCTTTAACTTCATCGCCAATGTCGACTGGTTCGCCCTGTTTGTTCAGTTTGATTTTCTGTCCACCAACACCGTCGCGGTGAACAGTTTCTCCATTGATTTTTGCCTGAAGCTGAATGTGCGCAACAATCGATGTTCCAAGTTGTTGCCAGCTATGAACAGTGAATGACCAGTTCTCAACTCCAAGAACCTTGTTCATTCGGTTGATTACTTCGCTTACAGGAATGTAGATGAGGTTCGCCCCACCCTTATTGAGTCTCTTCTCCATCTCCGCTGGAAATGGTTCGGACAAAGTTTGGTAGATGTTATTGCTTGTCATTTGCGTCGCCCTTTCTGACGATAATGCTTGTTTTTAGTACACCTGTTTCACAGTAGTTATCCACGTTAATTCCGAGGCTGGAAAGTTCTTTTACTCTCCAGTATGAAGGTTGAACGTAGTCAAGAACCTGCATTGCAATCTCTTCGGGGGATTTGATTATTTCCCCAGTGTCAATGTCTACAGACATTCTTACAAGTTTCTGAGCAACAACGCTTGCAAGGTCTTTGTGTTGCCATGCACGGCGCTCATAAGAGCTTTTCTTTTCAATCACACCGCCGTTGCCTAATTGGATGTTCTTTCCATCGGCGATTAGTTGTCCAACGGATACTGAGAAGGAATCGTAAACGGTTGAGATATCCCGTTTAACCATGTTCATTTCGTACAGAATGTCGCAGGCATCTTGCGTCTCTGGGTTTGAGTTGATGTATTCATCAAGCTCTTCGCCAAGGGCAAGAAGGTATCGACGAACTTCGAGTATTCTTTCTGGTGTCATGTTAGTAGTTTCCTTATTAGGTTTGGATAGTTAACTCACACGACTATAGCGATTCTTCCTCGCTGTGGCAACCCGAGCCCAGTTAAATGCGTAAATGCCCCAACCGCAGAGTCGACTTGGTCGTCGTGGTCGCAGGCCTCTGGAAATGACGAAAATTCGTCTAGCCAGTCAGATAGCCATGTTCCGCGGACTACCCGAACGTTCCCGTTGGCGGACGCTGCAGCAAAAGGTCTAGCCCTTGTGACCTTGTCACCAGTTGAGCGGATTGCGGCAAAATCATACCCAGGAACGACATATCTGGCGTACTGGTCCATAAGGGCCTTGCCAGACGAACCTGGCTCTTGTTCCATCCGAATTGGGACAGCCTTTCCGTCCTCGTAGGCCGTTCTGGCTATTAGCTCTTCAACCTTTTCCCCTCTTACCCGAGCCTTTTTCACATCCAAAACATAGGCAATTCCTTGGTCGAAAAGCATGAGCGTTCCTACCGTCCAGTCTGGGTTGGGGTTGGAGTGGTTTGGCTCGGTGGCCGCAAGGTCCCAAAATCTGACCACTCTGGCCGATGAGGTTATTTGAGGGATTTCGCTATCGTCAATAATGACTATTGAGGTCCTGTCAAATAGGGTGCCCAGAGTCGTGCTCCACCAGTCTCCTTCTTCCAGTCTGCGTCTTTCAATTGGGTCAAGAGCCTGAAGGGCTTGGCGGTATGAAACAGCGTCAATTCCTGGGTTATCCGTTAGTTTTGACGGAACGAAGATTCTGCCCTCGCTTTTACCTTCAACGATAAAACGCTGTCTAACCCAGTTGGGTGCAGGGTTTGAGGCTGAACGCATCCGAAGTGGGACCGAAGAAAGTGGCCCAGATGCTGGTCGGCGCAAACGGGAGAACATATATCTGTAGTCACTTTCACGGATTTCTGTTACTTCGTCCATGCCAATAAATTGAAATTCCGAACCCTTATAGCGAAGGTAGTCGCCGGTGTTATTCAGATAACCGAATGAGACTCTCGCCCCAGACGGGAATGTCGCCTGGAAGCTGTTGTTGTTCCAGTGGATGTCATCATAAAGAGCCACCCACGATTTAAAGCGGTCCATCAATGCTCCAGGAAGTGACAAGTCAGCAAATGTTCGACGAAAAAGAATTGCGGAATAGTTAGGAACATCCACGTACTGCAAGGCGGACATGAGTAGTGCAGAAGACTTTCCACCGCCTGCCGCTCCCCCAAACAATGCCTCAATAGAGTTTGTTCGCAAAAAAACTTTCTGATTTATTGACGGCTCTTCAGGGCAGAAGGGTGGCATCTTTGGTTGAAGATACTCCAGAACCTGATTCCAATTTGTTGTCATATTTAATTTGCCTCTTGATACAGTTAAGCACGGAATGCGCTACTGTAGGTGATATGTCAAAATTACTGCTCAGGATTAAATCCTTGCCATCGCGCGTCAAATCTTTATTTAAACGGGCTACCTTCGCCAACTTGCTCATGATTTCATTTATACTGTTTACCAGTATTGGTGCGGCAATGATTTTTCTACCTGCCGGGCTGATAGTGGCAGGCATAACGTGTGGTTTTTTCGGCTTCCTATTAGGTCTTGAGTAAATATGGCATGGAATCAATCGAGCAATAAATCGCTCGCAAACGCACAATCCAAGGAGCTTGGACCTGGTGCGCCCATAGCGCAGAACCCAAGTTATGCAGGACGACCTTATAGAGACTCATGGGATGTTGAGCGCGCATACCGCGAAGGCATGCAGAAGGTTACCTGGGTTGCAAGATGCATCGATGCAATCGCTGGGAACCAAGCACGACTCCCAATCATTCTTCGCAAAGACAATTCTCCAGACGGAGAGGTGCTTATTGGAAACAGAGCAAAAAACAACTCTTTGCTTGAAGTCCTAAACACTAAATCAAACGTTGGTGAAAACTCATTTATTTTCCGATACAGAATGTCCGCTCAACTCTTGCTGGGTACACGCGGTGTTTTCATTGAAAAAGTTCGTGGTAGAGACGGAAGAATAATTGGTCTTAACCTTTTGCCCCCTCAATCAACAGCGCCAATTCCAGATGCAAAGAAGTTTGTTTCTGGGTACGAAGTACAAATGCCATATGGTCAAAAAATCATAATGAAACCAGATGATGTTTGCTGGATTAGAAGGCCCCACCCTCTCGACCCATACCTGTCGCTAACACCGCTCGAATCGGCCGGAGTTGCAATTGAAATTGAGAACTTGGCAAAGTTGTACAACAGAAACTACCTGCTCAATGATGGTAGACCTGGTGGCTTGCTTGTTTTGCGTGGAGAAATCGAAGACGATGACAAAGAAGAATTGAAGAGCAGATTTCGTGGAAACATTGGAAGAGCAGGTCATACAACGGTTATTTCTGCTGATGACGGCGTTGACTATGTTGACACTTCTGCTTCACCAAGAGATGTTGCCTATGCGCAGATGCGACAGATTACAAAAGAAGAAATCCTTGCATCATTTGGTGTGCCGGAGTCGGTCATTGGTAATGCCGCTGGACGAACATTTAGTAATGCAAGCGAAGAAATACGTGTTTTCTGGATGGAGACGATGCTTCCGCACCTTGAGCCACTAGCGCGCTCACTTGATGAATTAGATGACGAGTACTACATCGACTTTGACACCAGCGAGGTTCCAATTCTTCAGCTCTACAAGCAAGAGCGAGAAAGATACCTGATGCAGGAATTCCAAACTGGGCTCATCAGTAACAACGAGTACAGAATAGGTTCCGGAAGAAAAGAAGTTGAAGCAGAC